TCCTACAGATACTTGCAGAAAGGATAAAATTTACTTTTAGACCTTTTGGGATAGCCCTTATTAATACTTCAGATAAAATTCCTAAGGTTATATTTTCAATCCTTTGGATCGGTTTTCATCCTTGACAGACAGCCCCGGACGCCCGATTACAATATGGTCGGCAATGAAGTTGTCCGTTGGACTTCGTTCACTTGCCGGACTGCGTATCAGAGGGACATCCCACTATGCCATAGAATCATCCCGTCTTTGTTGCCACTTAGCTTCTATCTCCCTTGAAAGTTCCACAATCTCCCGGTTCAGTTTCACAAGGTCAATGGTGCACTTCTCCAGTTTGTAGAGCAACGCCATCGCCTTCTTCTCCGAGAAGTGGATGCGTAGCTCCTTGACGACCTGATTGTAGTTCGTGCCTATGGCTCGGAACTGGGCATGGAAATCCGACAGCTTGGTGTAGTAGTCCAGCATCGTCTTGTCCACCTTCAGCACCTTGAACTTCTCCCCGAAGAAATGCGCCTTGAGAAAGACGGCTTTCGCATACACGTTGGATTCCTCGTACATCGTCAGGAACCTGTTCCATTCCACATCATCGAAGCGCACCATCACACAGTGCGTCTTCGGGTTCAACTTGGGATTTCTCCCGTACTTAGTCTTCTTTTTCATTCTTCTTATTCTTTCAATTTTATGGTTTGTCCATTGCTTAATCTTTGATTAATGAACCCCGAAATTATCCGACTGCGGAGGATAATTCTGCCCACGGCGGTGAAGGCATTTTCAGTTACTTAGAATTATTCGGGTAACTGAAAATATATCTTGCTGTGTCTTTGAGGACACAAAAATCCTCCGCCTGTCGGATTTGTTTCTGAGTGTAATCACTTAATTCAGGAATCGGTTAAGCCGATGAAGTGCATTCACCGGTTCATCCGGGTTCTCCGAAATTCCGTCAGAGTTTGCGCCACTGCCCGAAGTCCTCACGGTAGCTGTCGAGGTGCAGGCGGACGAGGTTTTCAATCAGTCCCGATGCGCTCATGCCGCGCTTCCCGAAGTTGCCGATGACCCTGTCCAATTCGTCACGCACCTCCTCGCTGACGAACACGGGCTTGCGGTTGACAATCTTCGGGACTTTCAGATAAGTGGCGCGGTACTCCTCCAACGACAGCCTGCGCTGCTTGCCGCTGATATGTCTGGCGACAGTCCGCTCCACCGGAACACCGACATCTTCGGCAGCGTTTTTTTCTGCCGTTTCTCCGTCCGGTGCATCCTGTATCTCCGGCTTGTCCGGTCGGCCTGCATCGGACACCGTATCCTGCATTGCAGGCGTGTCCGGCTCGTCCACCGAAGGGAACAGGGCCGTATCTTCCTGCACGGAAGCCTTTGCCTCCGGCTCACGCCATTTCATTTCAGGCATGTAGTCCTCTATCCTGAAGTTCTTGAACGCTTCGTCATTCCCGTAGTTTCTTTTCTTTGCCATTTTGTTGAATTTTGAAAGTTAATACTTGGTGGTCTCATGCGCATGGGTGACCGTTTGTCGGGAGCGAAGTAAGACACTTCGGTGCAGTCAGTCAAGGACTTGGATTCGCTTCGGCAATTTTGTGTTGTTTTGCTTTATGATGACTGGCAAAACGGTGCGGACTTCACCGTTTTGCCAGATATGAATGCTCCAGCGGGCAAAGGTTCAAATAGGAGCAAATTTGAATTAAGCCCTTATTTGAGTTTCGACTCCCCTCTAAAAACCGAAATTAAGGTGATAGCGAAAATCTATACCCCGGACAACCTCTGCAAACCTGCGCCACATGCTGCCACTTGCCGGAGAAGTGATAGATGCTCCGGAATATCACTGTTTATTTGCAGCGTGATTCAATAAACGAAAGGTTTGAAGACATGAGAAACGGAACATTAAGAAACCCGGAGCACCGCATTTGCGGACACTTGCCGAAACGGATACACGGATCATCGGAAACCCCGTTGCCCGACAATCCGATGAAGCAAATATTCAATTGCTCCATGACGCCATGACGTCATGATGTCATTCTTCGCCTGTTCATAACAGTGTCACACCACAGAATCGGATATGCGACAACCGCCCTATGCGTGCAATCATGCAAGCGGAGGATGCGGTGGTCAAATCCGCATGGGAACTGAAAACAGAATAATCAACTGTTAAAACTGGAATACATGGAAATCGTATCAATCGAAAGAAAGACCTTCGAGGCGATGGTCGCCAAGTTCGACCGCTTCGTCAGCCGCATGGATGACATCTGCCTGCGGCACGGCGAAAAGAGAATGGGCGGGTGGATGGACAATCAGGACGTGTGCCGGATGCTCAACATCAGCCCGCGCACGTTGCAGACCCTACGTGACAACGGGACGCTGGCTTACTCGCAGATAAACCACAAGACCTATTACCGTCCCGAAGATGTGGAGCGTATCGTATCCGTCGTGGAGGACAGGCGGAAGGAAGCGAAGTTCAAGGGCAAGACAATCTGATAACCGGATGGAGCAATAACAGCAATCACACTAAATCCAAAGTAAGAAGCAATATGAATGAACTGATCAACAAGGACAACGGGTGGATAATCCACTTCATGGGCAGTCTCGACCGACTGCTGGACAATATCGAGCGTCTGACCGCCAATTATCGCCCGACACTGAACGGGGAGCGTTTCTTCACCGACAAGGAGGTGTCGGCACGTTTGAAGGTGAGCCGCCGGACGCTTCAGGACTACCGCAACGAGGGACGGATAGCCTACATCCAGCTGGGCGGCAAAATCCTCTACCGTGAATCCGACATCGAAAAAATGCTGGCTGACGGCTACCGCACCGCCTACCGGCTGAAAGCGCCCTGATTTTCTTGAGGGAGCGCAGTTTGCCGTCTGCTCTATGTTTGCGGCAGCAATGGAACTCCGGCAAAAAGAAAAGGAACGGCTTACTGATGAAGCATCAATGTTTAGCTTCGTCTGTAAGCCGTTCCGCTCTTTTTCTTCTGATTTCCCGTCAGTCGCTTGTTTCCGTTGCCGGATGCCCCAAAGCGTATGGCCGGCAATGGCAAGGTTTTCGGGCTGAATACGCTCGAACCCGTTTGAGGAAGATTCCGCCCGGAACGGCTCCGCCGCCCGACCTTGCCAATGCCGTCAGGGACGCACGCTACCTTTGCATCCGAGCAGCGGGAACGGGTGGCTGACGGGATGAACCTCAGCTATACCATAGGTTGCCGCCCTTGCCACAAGAAAAGAACAATGTAACCGGAGGTTCTCTTTTCGTGGCGCTCACTTGACTTGTTACAAACCGTCTGAACAGGATACTTTCTCTGCTGCATATCCTGAATGCAACGGCTATAATCATTTCAAGGTTATAAGTGTCATAACTGACACCGTCGGGTTGCCTGACATATTGCATTGTATCGGCTTCATTCAGTTCCTTGTTCTTGTAGATTGCGTGTATCGCCTTGCGTATGTCGCAGGAGAACACGCCGAACAGGTCAGCTATCTCAAACTTGGTCATCCATATGGGTGCGGTCGGCATGGTGACCGCACCCGTTTCACTGATTGTTATTATTTCTCTATTCATAATATGCTTCTAATATACGCTGATATAGTGATGGTTATTTATTGATTCTCCTGCTTGTCTTTCTTCTCGCCAGTCGACATTTCCTTCCTACGTTCCATCAATCTGTCCATATCCTTGGAGATTTTGTCATCGGTTATCCGTGCATACCCTTGGGTTGTCCGGATATTGGAGTGTCCCATCATCCTGGCGATGCTCTCGATAGGTATGTCCGCTGAAATCAGGAACGTTCCGAAGCTGTGCCGGCTCTGGTGATAGCTCAGATTGTCCTCCTTGCCTATGGCAACGCCAATTTCGTGAATCTCGAACCACAAGGCATCGCGGCTGGGGAGAGGAAACACGGGATGTTCGTCATCGGTCGTGTTGTACAGCGACAATATCCGCTCGGCTATGGGATGCAGGGGGATGAACGCCTCCACCTTTGTCTTCTTGCGGTTGATGCGGATGTAGCGTCTGCCCTCCGCATTCGTCCCGATATGGTGAGGATGCAAAAGCATTATATCCGCATACGCCAGTCCCGTCAGGGTGGAAAAGATGAATGCCCGTCTTGCCAGTTCCATCCGCTTGTCATACATCGGCGTGGAAAGTATCTTCCTGAACTCCTCACGGCTGATGTACCTGTGCCTTGCTTCCGGCTTCGATTCATACTCCAAGTCCTCGCAGGGGTTCACACGGATTATCTCCTTATCGACCGCCAAGTACAGCAGTCTGTTCAGCCAACGCAGGCAGTGGTTGGTCTGGGACGCTCCGAAATTCTTGCATTTCTTCAGGTGGGCTTTATAGGACTTGCCGAACTCCTCCGTCACTTCGTCAAGAGGAATGTCCTTTTTGCCTAAGGAAATTATAAAGTCTGTCAGGTACTTTTGGTAGTACATGGAAGCCCGATAGGAAGACGTGGAGTCTATCTCTTTGGAATGCGCCTTCAACCGCTCACGCTCCCATTCCCCCATTTGCAATAAGGTGGTCGGATGGATGTTATTCAAGGATATATGGTTCTTCAACATCTCGGCACTGACCACGCCTTGCGATTTCAGTATCTCGGCATAGGCTTCCTCCGTCAGACGCAGGTATTCCCGCAAGCGGTTGTTCTCCCTGATGGTCTTTATCTCGTTCTTCCTGCCGTTCCAATCTTCGGGGCGACAATAGATACCGGTGCTTATGACGGTCTGCTTGCCGTCAATGGTTATACGGCAGAGTACGGCGGTCGTGCCGTCAGCCCTTGCCTTGCCGCGGTTGATGTAGGGCAATAATGAAAATGTGCTTCGCATATCGTTCTGTTGTTTATAGGGTCAGTTTGAAATCTTGGGTCGCTTCTATGAACCTGTCCATGTCCCCGAAGAGTTTTTTCGGGCTCACACGGGCATATACCTGCGTGGTGGAGATATCGGAGTGCCCCAGCATCCGGCTGATGGTCTCGATGGGCACGCCAGCTTCGAGAGTGATTAACGAGGCGAAACTGTGCCTCGCCTGATGATAGCACAAGTCGTCCTTGATGCCTGCCAGTGCCGCCAACGCTTTCATGTGGCGTTTCATGTTCGGGTGGTGGATTATCGGAAAGAGCGTTTCCCGTGTGTCGTCCCTGTATTTTTCAAGCAGGGCCAACGCCTCCGGGAGCAGCTTCACGCTCGCCCGGTGCTCGTTCTTCTTCCGGCGGTATTTAAGCCACAAAGCTCCGTGGTCGTCCGTGTACAGGTTCTCACCGGTGATGGATACCACATCCGCATACGAGACCCCGGTGTAACAGGCGAATAGGAACAGGTCGCGCGCCAGCATGTGGGTCTTGCGGTAAGGAGGTATCTCCACGTCCCGTATTTTCTCGAACGATTCACGGCTCAATGCCCGCGGGGTTCTTTCACTTTGCTTGGGCAGGGCGAAATGCTGGAAATGGATTCTGTCGGCATAGCCCTCCTTGTATGCCAGACGGCATATCTTCTTCAGGATGGCGAGATGATGGCGGACGGTATCTATCGCATAGCCCTTGTTCCCGGTGGCGTATTCCTGATAGTCGTGGATGAACTGTTCCGTAAGCTGCCCGAATGCCAGATCCCTGACCTTGTACTGATGCTCGATGAACTCGCCGAGTGTCTGGCGCATATAGAGATAGCCGGGATAAGTCCCTTTCGCACGGTCTATGCCGATACGGGCTTTGAGGTCATCACAGACAACATCCGTCATTTTCATAAGGGTCATCTGCGTTTCCATGCTGCCTTGAAAAAGGACTTTCACATCGTTGGCATCAAAATCAACCTTGCGGTTCATGAGGGTGTCGAAAGCGTTGTTCACCGCCAGCAGCAATTTTTCGATTTTGGCATTGGTTTCCACCGCCTCCTTGCTCTTGCCGTTCAGACGGCTTTCACGGGGATTCCAGAGTTCGGGAGTGCAGGACAGTTTGCATCCGAACTGCGCCATCGTGCGGTTCACCGTGATACGTCCCATTATGGGAGCCTTGCCTGACTTGTCCAGCCCGCTCTTTTTGAGGTAGAGCAGCACCTTGAATTTTTCTACTTTCATAACGCTTATATTTTTAAGTGCAAATTTACTTGCCATATAAGCGTCCCTTGATACGCAAAACACTGTGTATGAACGCAAACAAAACGGTGAGATTTTCTTTTCATCGCTTGCCGTTACCTGTTCCCGTTTCGGTAACTGCCCGGCTAACGGTCTGGTAACTGAACAACCTCAATATTCCGTTGCCGTTTGCATTTTCCCAACTTGGCAAAATACCGAAATATCGCTTATTCCCAACGGTTTACGTTTAATCTTTACCTCTTCGCTGCCGCTTGCTTTGGCTATTCTGTTCCACTGTGCCCGGCACTCATTTATCACCAACATTATGGCAAATGGAGCTAATATCAAGACCGCCGCCAGCCTTGCAGGACATTCTACTACCCGGCACACTGAAAAATATGTTCATATCATAGATGAACTCAAACAAAAAGCAGTAGATAGTTTACCGGATATTATTGTCAATTATAAATAAAAAAGAACCTGAAACGGCCCTTACATCATTAAAGTTGTCACACATATAACTGGTGTTCAAACAATTAGTATTACTGTATAGTATCCGGCACGAATACGACCTACCTGAGTAATGCGGTGAACAACTACTTCGGATGCAATTTCAAGCGGTTAATAAATTCCTACAGGGTGGTTCGCGCGAAGGAGTTGCTGGACGGTAAAGATTGCCCGGTGAATGAGCTTTTCAGCCGTTGCGGGTTCGCCTCCAAGAGCGTGTTCTATGTGGCGTTCAGAAAAGTAGTTGGCATGACTCCCCTGCAATATATATCGCAGAGTCGGAATCCTTTTATGATTCAACGCAATTAAGTCCTTTTATAACAATAAACATTTTGAGTTTTTAAATTTATAAATTTAAAGTTTTTCTATTATGAACAAAAAATTTTTAAGTGCAATCCTGTTCGGAGCCTTGATGGTTTCTTCGACAG